CAATAAACCCATAAGAGTCGGTCCAGTGCATGGCTAAATCCCTTCAAGGGCCATCTGGCCCCGGTTGATTTGGTCGGGCCTGATTTGGTAAACGTATGATCCGCAATTTGTGACGCGCTCGCCGTGCTCTAACATCCAAGCAAATTGGCGGCGGTCCGGTTCGGGTATCGTTTCTAGGGTGGCGTATTCCCGGACGTATGCACCCGAGCGCGTGCTGCGGGTGTTTAGTTCGTCGCGGTCGATATCGCCCATGAAATGCAAAATAAAGCGGCTCATGCTTTAACCCTTTCCCGGCGTTCGGCTGGCTTTGCTGAAAGCTTCACGGTGTAGTAAGGCTCGCCGGTTGATGTGTGCGCGGTCATAAGCTGACGCGAAGGCTTGAAATGCAAAGCGATAGACTGCCAGTCAATCGAAGTCCGGCCGGCGCAATGGCTCACGGAGGCGCGGTGTAGGGTTCCGTCGATAGTGCTCAGGCCTGAGTCAATGAGCGTGTCTCTGAGGTTGTTTTGCTCGTCGTTCAGGGCGGCGATCTGCGCCTTGATGGTGGCCATGCGATCAACGATTACATCAAGGATTGCTGCGTTATAAGGTGCGTTCATGCTGTGGTCCTTTGGGTGTAGGTGGCTTTGTGAATTGCGGCGGATACGGCAGCGAAGGCGGCATCAATTCGAGCATCGTCGCCTAAGTTCCACAATAAAACCTCGCGGGCTCGTTGAAGTGCGTCGAGCATGTCGGGCGCGGCGGCGATCAGGCGGGCGTTAGCTTCTGATGTTTCCAGACGCTTGCCGTCCATTGACAACGCGGTCACAAGTTCGCGTCCGCTGTTGACGTACAAGGAATAGCCGCTTCTGTCGTAGTTCCACGGCCCCGGTGTGTGTTTCATATCTTCTATGCTCATGCTTGCCCCCGTTCTGCCATGGTGCGACCAAAGCGGCCGGTGATAATGACGCGACCCCAGTCGGCGGGGTATTGCTGGGCCCATTCGAGTGCTTCGCGGTAAGTGTGGGCGCGGTGGGTATAAGTGCGGTCTGAGCTAAGCACGCGCACTGTAAAGGGTGCAAGCCTAAGGGCTAGCCGGTTAATCAGTTTTTTCATTGGTTCTCTCTGGTTATGGTGCAAAAGCACACCCCAAAGCCCCGCACGCGAGGCGATGGGCTAGGCTCTCAGGGTTGGCGATAGGATTGAAAACCCCGGATAGGCGAATCTTCTGTATGTAATTCGGCCATGTTCGGGTCATGCCCAAAGCGCAGGCGATAGGCTTGAAGGAAAGTCGATAAGTCGCAGTCTTCTTCAAGGAAAGCGGTTTTTCCTTTCATGTAACTATAGGGGGTAATTTTGTCTTCGATGTTCAAGGCGCGAAGCATGGAAAAGGGAACCTCAAGCCATCCGTGGCCCGGGTCGTAGTGAAAAGTGTATTTGTGCGTCATGGTTGAAAGCTCCAGGGTGTAGTTAGTCAATGCAATACATCATAGGCTCGTCATGTATTGTATGCAATAGGCTAAAGGGTATAAACGGACTAATGGCAGGTTCTAGCTGACATGCGGTTGACTGCAGCAGATAAACGGTCATAATGCGTTCTTATTTCGTTCACACGGCAAGGGAAGGGCAAAGCATGGCAAGTGAGGCGCCTGAGCTACCAGCGGCGGCATTGAAGGCAATGGGTAGAGGGATACCGGCAGATAAGGTATTGATGCCTGAAATCGACCTTACACCTAAGCAAAGGCAATTTGTTAGAGCAATGGCAGAGGGAGCGAGTAAGCGGGATGCATACCTCAAAGCGTATGACGCTCAGGCAGATAGCCGCTCAGTGGGGATTACAGCGTGCCACATAGCCGCTCAGCCTAAGATCAAATCAGCTATCGAGCAGCAAAGGGCGGTGGAAAGGTTGAGATATTCGCAAAACCCCTTGGACATAAGAAACTTCGTCGTCGACTCTCTCCAGCATGAGGCGCGAACCGCTCAGAAACCCGGCGATCGGCTGCGTGCGCTCGAGCTACTCGGCAAGCTGGCGGATGTTGACGCCTTCCAGACTCGCACAGTCATAACCCACGAGCGCGCAGGCGATACAACGGCACGCTTGCGGGAAAAGCTAGCCAGGCTCGGCGGCGTGATCGACGTGGACGCGCACCCACCGGCTCACGCGCAGGCGCACGAGGGCGACCCCACGGTAGGGGGGGAGGGGCAAAGCGGCCAGGGGGCTGGGGGCGGCGCTAGGTCCAATAATCCACACGAATCATCTTCAAAAAATTTACCTCCACACGAACCATCCGATCATTCTTTGGATGCCATAGAAGAAGACCCCCACCCCCTACTAAAGTCTACAATTCCGTCCATGGGCGGAATTACCTCAGAAGAGGCCCCCATGGAAGAGGGAGTGGGTTCCCATACGGGGGGTAGGAAAAAAAAGGAGAGGCCGATATGGGAGGATCCGAAGAGGTGGTATGCGGAGACGATGGGGGAGGTGCCGAAGATAGAGTGGCAGCCTAGGGAGGAAGCTAGGGAAGAGGTGCAGAGGAGGTTGAATGAATCTGGTGAAGATGGCCAGTAGTGCTGGTATGAAGGTTGGGGATGGTGGGTGGATAGGTACTACTGGGGATTTGTTGACCTTTATGAGGTTAGTACAGATACATGAGAGGGAGAGGTGTGCTTTGGTCTGTGAGGACTGGGGTAGGAATACCAAGGACCCTGGGGCGAAGGTGTGTGCTGGGTTGATTAGGGAATTGAAGTGAAGATCGTGGTGGGTCTTTTGCTTATGTATGCTGGGTACAAGGTAGCAGAGAACGGGCCGCCGGCTAGATCACATTCATCGCAGAATTACTTTGCTGGTGTTTTGATGATGTGGGGTATTGGTTTTATCTTGATAGGTTTGATATGACACAGGCAGAGGCAAAAGTCCTGCTGGCTGTGAAGACTTGGTGGGAGTTGTACCACTTTGGTCCTTCGTATGACGACATACGGTTTGTCTTGCTACAGGATAGTAAGAGTAATGTGCATAGACTGGTGAAGAGTCTGTGTAAGCAGGGGTATTTGAAGAAGACGCCTGGTAAGCCTAGGAGTGTTCGGGTGGTTAGGAAGAAAGATGGACATTAGGCAGTTAGCCAAAGCAGCTGCTGGGAAGCTTCATCTACTTACTGAGGATGAGCAGCGGATACTGCTTCAGGAGATAGAGGAGCTAGAGAGGGAAGATGCAAAGTCCCATGCTCAAAATGATTTCATGGGGTTTGTAAAACGCATGTGGCCGGGGTTTATTCCTGGTAAACATCATGAGGTAGTGGCTAAGGCGTTTGAAAATGTTGTTAATGGACATAATAAACGTCTTATTATTAATATGGCACCTCGACATACCAAGTCTGAGTTTGCAAGTTATTTATTACCTGCTTGGTTTTTGGGTAAGAATCCGAATAAAAAGATAATACAGACCTCACATACTGCTGAATTAGCCGTTGGTTTTGGACGTAAAGTTAGAAACTTAATTGATTCCGAAGAATATAATCAAGTATTTACTGATGTAAAACTCAAAGCAGATAATAAATCGGCTGGGCGATGGGCTACTAATAAGGGTGGTGAGTATTTTTCCATCGGTGTTGGTGGTTCTGTAACGGGTAAAGGCGCTGATTTATTAATTATTGATGATCCGCATTCAGAACAAGAAGCAAAATTAGCGGCTCATAAACCAGATATATTTGATTCAGTATATGAATGGTATACGTCAGGGCCGCGGCAGCGATTACAACCTGGCGGGGCAATTATTATTGTAATGTGCATGACTGGGGATACCCCAGTTTTGATGGCAGACGGAACGGAAAAGCCTCTAGGCGCAATAAGAAAAAATGATCTTGTAGCTACCTTTGACAAAGGATTGCTAACCACAAGCAAAGTCAATAATTGGCGATCAAGTGGTGTTGATGCCATATACAAAATACAAACACGATCTGGTAAAATACTCCGTGCAAACAAGAGGCATCCGTTTCTTGTTATGAATGAAGGAGTCTTGGAATGGACCAGATTGGAACAACTGAGGGTCGGGGATTTACTTGTATCGTTGAAGGGTGCGGCAGGCCGTCAAGGTCAAAAACAAAACCTGGCATGTGCGGACCATGCCAATCAAAAGAAAGCTACCACCGAAAAAACCCTGATGCACCACGCAGAGAGCTTGGGTATCACGGAAAATGGAAAGGTAAAACGTGTTCTGAAGAAGGTTGCGAGAAGCCTGTTCACTGCGATGGGGTATGCAACGACCACTACGCCAAAAAATACTGGGCTTCAGGCAGGGGGCGTAGAGACGCAGAGTCCAGCAGGGCAGCGCGGATCAAATCTAGGTACGGGATTACTGTCGATCAATACGATGCAATGGTTGCAGAGCGCAATAACAAATGCGATGTATGCGGTGAGCCCCCATCAACAAAAAATACACGCGCCCATTGGAATGGGAAATTGTGCATTGACCACTGCCACGATACCGGAAAGGTTCGAGGGCTCTTATGTAACGACTGCAACCTCACAGTTGGATACGGAAAAACTCCGGGCATACTTGAACGAGCTGCATCGTATCTCAGATTTCACAGTGGACCCAATAATATCGATTGATTCCGATGGACAGGAAGAAGTTTTTGACGTTGAAATTGATCGCACAGAAAATTTCATAGCAAACGGTGTAGTTAGTCACAACACCAGGTGGTCGTTGAGAGACCTTACGGGCCAAGTTATTAAAGCAAGCCAAACAAGAGGTGGCGATGATTGGGAGGTGATTGAATTACCTGCGATTATGCCGTCAGGTAAACCTGTTTGGCCTGAGTTTTGGAAGTTAGAGGAATTACTGGCGCTTAAAGAGGAGTTGCCGGTAGGTAAATGGAATGCTCAGTACCAGCAACAGCCGACGGCTGAGGAAGGTGCGATTGTTAAGCGAGAGTGGTGGAAGGTTTGGGAGGGTGATAGGCCGCCGCCATGTGATTTTGTGATTCAGAGTTGGGACACGGCGTTTCTTAAGCACAATAGGGCTGACTTTTCTGCTTGTACTACATGGGGTGTGTGGACGACAGAGGAGGGAGAAACGAATATCATCTTGCTGGATGCGTTTAAGGACCGATATGAATTCCCTGAACTTAAGCAGAAGGCTTATGAAACCTACCGCGAGTGGGAACCGGATGTATTTTTGGTTGAAGCCAAGGCAGCAGGAAGCCCGTTGGTCTTTGAACTCAGGAGGATGGGTATACCGGTCAGCGAGTACAGTCCTACCAAAGGAAACGACAAGATCGTGAGGCTCAATGCTGTATCGGATCTGTTTGCTTCGGGGCGGATCTGGGTGCCGGAGCGTAAGTTTGCGGATGAGTTGATTGAGGAAGTCGCAGCTTTTCCTTCGGGCGAGCATGATGACCTAGTAGACTCGATGACCCAAGCCTTATTACGCTTTAGGACGGGCGGTTTTTTAAGCCTGCAATCAGATGATGAAGACCGCGAGCCGATATACCGGCGCAAGGTTGCTTATTACTAGGAGCCAAGATGGAACCTGCACTTTATCCTGCGCCATTAGGTCTTGATGCCGCCATGGAAGAGCCCACGGAAGTGGAAATTGAGATTGAGAACCCAGATGCGTTAGCCATATCAGCAGATGGCGTAGAGATTGTCTTTGAGGCAGAGCGTGAAAGCCCAGAAGATTTTGATGCCAACCTTGCTGAGTACATGGATGACCGGGATCTGGCTTCTATTGCTAGTGATCTGATCCAAGACTATGAGACAGACAAGTCATCCCGCAAGGAATGGGTAGATACCTACGCTGATGGATTGAAGCTTCTTGGTTTGAAGTACGAAGAGCGTACAGAACCATGGCCTGGGGCGTGCGGTGTGTTTTATCCACTACTGTCAGAGGCTGCCGTACGGTTCCAAGCTGAATCCATCATGGAGACTTTCCCTGCCTCGGGGCCGGTAAAGACGCAGATTGTTGGGGCGCTTACCAAAGAGAAAGAGGATGCGGCAGAGCGTGTCAAAGATGACATGAACTACCGTTTAACGGAAGAGATGCCTGAGTACAGACCTGAGCACGAGAAGATGCTTTGGTCCTTGGCCTTGGCTGGGTCGGCATTTAAGAAGGTTTACTACGATCCTTCGCTTGGCCGGCCGGTATCTATGTTTATTCCGGCAGAGGATATTGTGGTTCCCTTTGGTGCGAGCGATTTAAGGTCGGCGCCAAGGATTACGCACATCATGCGTAAGACACAAAATGAAGTGAGGAAGCTTCAGCACGCAGGATTCTGGCGCGATGTGGATTTAGGCGAGCCATCCACGGTATTGAGTGAGGTAGAAAAGCGTAAGGCTGAAGAAGAAGGTATGTCAGCCACGATGGATGACAGGTATCGCATTCTTGAGATGCACGTAGAGCTAGATCTCCCAGGCTTTGAAGATACTGACAAGAACGGCCCCACGGAAATTGCACTG